GCACTGCGCCCGCCGCGCCCTGCAGCACATCCATGCTGCCCGCGCGGTCCATCTGCTTGCCGCCGGCGGCAATCGAGGACTGGCCGAAGCCGCCCACGAGGTCGTCGAGATCCTGCGACAGCCGATCCTGCTCTTGGTAGGCGCTCGAGGTGACGTCCGGCGTGTTGATGACCTGCACATCCTTCTCAGGGTCGTTCGTCATGACGCCGCCACCCGGGACGTTGCGCATGAGCGCGTCAAGGTCCATCTGCGATCCGCGGCGAATGAAGTAGCGCTTGTTCAGCACCAGGCGCACATTGTCGAGGCGCTGGTTAGCGATGGAGTTGATTTCCTCCTGCAGCGGCGCGATCTGCGCCACGTCGCCGTCCGGGTAGTTGCGGTGCGCTTCCACGGTCGAGAAGCCGACCTGGAATGGTCGCTCGCCGGGCTGCAAGTGCGGGTACATCTGGGTGAGCGGCACCGGATCTGTCAACACGAGCTGTGTGCCGAGCGTCCACCACGCGACGTCAACACCCTTCTCGCTCACGATATTCAGGTGCGCCCACACCATCGAGAATTCCTGAGAGGACTTGTCGTTGCTGTTGCTCGGATCGACGCGGTGGTGCCCTTCGCGCGCTCGGCGCGTGCGGTTGTCCACGTTCTCGCGGCTGGCCGCGAGGATCTGCTGGATCGAGTATTTGCGCCACAAAGGCTGCCCCGTCTTCGCCTCCCGCAACTCCATGCGCGCCATGACGTCGCCCGCGTACATGCCCATCAAGTAGCACAGGTACGGACTCGTCTGCGCAGGATTGCGCCAGTCGCACATTGGGTCGAAGAGGAAACATTCCGGCGGGATGAGGTCCACCACTGGCAGATCGAATGTCGTGCGCATCTGCTCTTGGCCCATCGGCCAATACTGTCCATCGGCAGTGCGCGCCATGATCGGCTTGCCCATGTCGTCGAACGCCGGGACGACTTCCTTCACCTGCTCGTAGCGCCAGTACTGGTGCGAGATGCAGACGCCATAGTTCTTCGTGTCCTGGTAGGCACCTTGGCATGTCAGGAACCAATTCCAAGGCACGATCTCGAGGCGCTTCTGAAGCAGCGCCTTGTTGATGGCCGCGGAGATGACCTGTTGTTCGTTCGTCGGGTCGACCGCTTTCGCGTCGAGGTAGTCCTGCGTCGCAAAGGCCGCTGCGGCGTGCGAGGCTTCCTGCGCCTTTACGTTGGCGCGGGTCTTGGGGCGGAAGGTCCGGGCGCGCTTCCAGTCGCGGCGCACGTAGGGTGTAGCCGGGCCGTGCTCATTCCGGAAGTGGTACAGGTTGCGCTCCCACCCGAGGGTGATGTTGGCCTCCATGTAGTCGCGCGAGTTGACATAGATGTCCGTTGCCTTCGCGATGCACCACGCATCGGAAGACTGATTGTAGCTGCCTTGCGACTGCACTGTGCCGCCGAGCGCGCCATTGGCGGTGTCCGGAGAAGTCATCTCCTCTGGCCCGGTGGTAGTCGGCCGGTTAGAGCCGTTCTCTGCACTCATGCCCGGGGGCAGGTCGGCCTGCTGCCGGGAGTAGCCGTAGTTCGGCTCCGCGATCGGATCGCTGACGCCGCTCTTACTTGGGGCGCGCGTCTCGGAGACCGCGTTTTGTTTTTCGCTAGCCATGCACTATCCTTTTGGCGGGCAATGCATCGGCGGAGATCACGTTGTCACGCGAGTCGCGCTTCAGGCCCTCTTCAATGATCATCGGGTCGGTGTCGCGGGAGCGCGTGACGCCGTACCGCTCAAGAATCTCTCCGGCTGCACGCCGGGTGCGGATCAGCAGCTGCGGGATGGTCTCGCCGTCGCGGATGTGCAGATGCATGCCCATGGCCTTCGACAGGCTGGGCGCCGTGATGACAATCATCTTGTTGCGGGTGTCCACATCCACGCCCCACTGCCGGTTCTTGTAGACGCTCATGAGATCGCTGCCGATCTGCTTCGCAATCCACCACTCCAGCTGCTCGGCCTGGATCTCATGGCTGCCACCAATTTGCACGGCGTTGAAGTCGAAGATCGGGTCTCTGCCCTTCTCGCCGACGATTGATCTGCGTCTACCCATTATGCGGCCCACCTTGCATGTTTGACCCTGTTGTCGTGCCGCTCAAGGAGCTGCAGATTCCGGAGGCAGTGCTTACCATCTTTGGACAGCGGCTGCACATGATCGACTTCCATTTTGAGACTTCGCGCTTGTAAGTAGATGAATTTGAAGCTGATGGGCGCGCAGCACTCGCAAAGGGCCGCCGCCTTCTGCGCTTGGTACCGACGCACAGACGCCAGCGCTTGCGCCTTATTGCGGTGATACCAAGCGCGTGACTGCGCGTTGACCCGCTCGCGATTGGCGGTTGTCCATGCCTTCTGCTTGGGACGGTACGCACGAACCTTTTCCGGGTTCGCCTTAGCCCACTCCCGCTGGTACGCAGCACTGCTGTGACTGGTCATTGTGGCCTCTCCGGCTCTACGGATTCATCATCGGGTTCGACGCTGTTGCGGATCAGATCGCCCAACTCTTCGGCGAAGGTATGCGCGAGCGCGTCCGCTTCATCGGGCGAAGCCAGTCCGCGCTTCTTCATGTCTTTTTTACGCTCAAGTCGAATTCTTTCCCGATCATCGAAGTAGTACTCGCGACCAATGAGCGCGAGTCTGAGTTCAGAGTCCTTGGACGGCAGGTCGGCACCCTTCAGCCACTCCCTCATGCGGTACCACATCTCGGAGGTCTTGTTGTAGTGCGTGACTTCCTCGAACGCCGTAGACCCGCCGTTCACCTCAATCACCGGATGGCCCAGCATCTGCAGGCGGTCGACCACGCCGGCGCCGACCCCGACGCCGTCAACGAACACTGCGGCCACCTGGCCGAAGTCCTTCATGCACGCGACGATCTCCGCCGACAGCTGCATGGTGTTCTTCTCGCGGAACTTCCTTACTTCGTGGAGCTTACGTCCCTGTCGGACGGCGATACAGGACTTGTCGTCTCCGTACCGAGCCACATCGACTCCCAGCACGATAGGCAGAAGGCACCACGCTTCGTAAGGAACTTCCCCGAGCATGGCCCTGTCGACTGCCTCTGTGGAGATGAACTGCATGGCCCCGAAGCGGGGGAAGAGTCCGAGGATTCGGACGCGCACAAAGTCTGAGTCGATTCCATACGCTTCGATCCACTCCGCGAGTTCCGCCTTGTTGGTCATCTTGCAGGTGCGGCTGTCGACGTGCCGGCGGCCCCATCGCTTGCTGTCGCTCTCGAAACAGTCCTTGAACCGGCCGGTGTTCTTGGTCGGATTACCGAACACGCACCAGATGGAGCGCGGGTCGGTCATGGCGCCTTCCGTCACCTCCCAGATCTTGTCAGGGATCGCAGAAGCCTCGTCAAAAATGATGATCTTGTACTTCGCGTGGCGACCGGCGAAGGCTTCGGAGTTGTGCTCGGTGTTGGGTTCGGCAGAGATGAACCAAGTCTCAGGATCCTTGACGTGCCAAAACTTGGTGGCGCTCCACTTGAACCAGTGACGGTTGATGGCGCGCTTGTACCATAGGGCAAGCTCGCGCCATGTCTTGGTGGAAAGCTGCGACATAGTGTTAGCGGTGACGACTCCGGAGAGGTGAGCCCGCGTAGACATAGCCCATAAGCAGAGCCAGGCAGTGACGGTGGTCTTCCCGATCCCGTGTCCGGAAGCCGTGGCCTCGCGTACGTTGGCGTCGGGGTCTGCTTTGAGCTTCGCACCAATCGCTTCGAGATAGGCCCGCTGCCAGACGTCTGGCCCGTCAGACTCAGAGAGCTCGCCGGTCCCCCACGCAAAAGCATAGTAGACGAATCCAAGCGGATCATCATAGAACCTCGCCATGTCATCGAGTAGGGCGCTCTCGAACTCGGCATCCGTCATGGGCTGCCGAGAGGCTCGAGCGCGACTGGTATCGCCGGCTTTTAGGGCTGCGGACACGTCAATCCTTCAGGTCAGCCACGTAGGCCGCGCCCTCGGAGGGCGTTGTGCTGCCGGTCGTAAGCGACGTGGCGTTTCCCGGAACGGGGTTTTCTGGTTGCTGCGGGGCCGCGCTTGGCGGAGCCGTGCGGCCGGCAATTGCTGCTGGATGTGAGTCGCCCATGGTTACATTCCCGTGTTAGGTTCTACGTCTATGCCATCGACCGTGATGTGCCCGACGATGCGGCCCTGTGTGAGGTACACGCCGGGGTCATTCGGAGGCTGTTCGTTGTCTGGCGCATCCTTTCCGGGCACGAACATGTGCACGTTGCCAGTGCACGTGTCACCCATGAATGCGATAACGTGACTGGATATCGCCGAGATCAGATCCGGCGGAGAGAAGTACGGCACGTCGTGGTGCTGCGGAAGGCATGGGTGCGTGTGGAAGTCGGCCACCAGTGTCCAGTCCGGCGGCACGCGGTGGTGTATCTCCAGACTGTCGCCTTCGTAGCTTGAGTAGACAGGACCCACGACAAACTTACCGTCGGGGCGCTGCGCAATGGCGCCACCGCACTCATACACGTGTGAACATTTGTACGCGCGTGCAATTGCATGCACTCCGGCTTCCTCGAGGGTGTCATATGCCGGCAGACCCGCCAGAAGCGTCTGTATCGTCGGAGCGACCACTACCGGATCCTTTACGACGGCGGGCGACGCCAGA